ATTTCCACAAGAAAAATTGGACAGATTGTTTTGAAGTAATTGGTCGTAAAGACATTAAGGCCAGAGACTTATGGGATATGATCTGGAAAAACTCTGTAGAATCTGGAGATCCTGGCATCTATAACATAGACTTAGCTAATAGATATACTAATGTTTCGTATTTTGAAAGCTTGGACTCGACTAATCCGTGCGGTGAAATCTCACTTCCATCCTATGGAAATTGTTGCTTGGGGAATATTAATCTTAGCAACATGGTTCTTGACGATGGAACTAATGTGGATTGGAAAAGGTTGGCTCGCACCGTTCGTATTGGAATTCGATCATTAGATAATGTCCTAACTGTTAACAAATTTCCCACTGATACCTGTAAGAGGGTAGGTGAGAGATCTCGTAGAGTTGGACTTGGCGTAACTGGTCTGCATTATATGCTTATTAAACTGGGAATTAAGTACGGTAGTGAAAAGTGCCTAGAGTTTTTAGACCGACTCTTCACTACTATACGAGACGAGGCTTACAAACAGTCTATCTATCTCGCACGGGATAAGAGCCCCTTCCCAGAGTTCGACTACTCAAAATATTTAAATGAAGATTTTGCAAGAACCTTACCTGCCCGAATACGAATGCTCATTAAGCGTCACGGCATCCGAAATGCTGTCATGCTCACCATCCCTCCTTGCGGAACAATTTCAATGTTACATGGTGTATCCAGTGGGATTGAGCCCATCTTTGCAGCCATGTATAACCGAAGATACCGTCACAATAACATTTGGAAGGAGCAGTTAGTTGTTGACCCGTTATTTGAAGAGTGGTACGAGAAAGGAAAGCCATTGGATAACTTCCTCGGAGCATATGATGTGGCCCCCGAAGACCACATACGGGTCCAAGCGACTATCCAAAAGTACATGGATTCGTGTATCTCCAAAACCATCAACCTCCCCGCTGAAACGGAGCCTGAAGACTTTTCTCAAGCCGCTCTTGATTATGCTCCGTACCTTAAAGGACTCACGGTTTATAGAGCGGGTTCGAAAGGCAATGAACCTTTAGAGGCCATTCCCCTCACTCAAACTAATGTTGATAAATATATGAAGGGTCCTGTTTCTCATGAAGTAGGGATGGAGGATACTGAAGTATGTTCTTTAGCAGGGGGTGAATGTGGCTCATAATGGCTATCTACGAATATTGCTGTAAAGAATGTAAGATCATATGGGAATGTGATTTCCCCTTTGCTAAACAACACAAAACCACTCCATGCCCTGAATGCGAAGCTGATTGTGGACAGAATTGGAACAGGGGTGACATCCCTGTTCATTTTAAAGGAGCAGGTTGGTCGGGAGTTAATAAAAATACAGGCTTTAATAAGACTGGAGGTTCTGATGTTGTTAATAAACAGCTTCAAGATGGGTGTAAGGAACGAATGAAATCAGGTTGGCAACATTATGCAAAATATACACCTCCCCAGGAAGTGTTTGACAAGGCTAAAAAATTAACCCCCCAAGAATCACAACAAAAGATGGATAGTGCTCGAAAAATCATGGATTTTACCTATGATAAGGCGAACATTGATCCCACACATAGATATAAACCCCAGTAACCTGTAACAAATGTACGAATTTGGCGAAAATATTCAACGAGGTATTTTGTACCTACTCAAGTCGGATAGAGATTTTTATCTACAAATTGTAAATCTAGTCCAACCTGAGTTTTTTGAGTTTCCTGCACACAGTAAGATCTTTTCTGCTGTTAGGGATTACTACGAGAAGTATAAGAAGCTCCCTACTGATGATTTTATAGAGCAAGAACTGCGGAACAATAAGACAGAAAAGGAATCATTACATGATTATACAGATGAGCTTCATTACATTAATCGCCTTGATACTTCAGCTATTGATGGTGAAGATTACTATATGGATCTCATCGAAGGATTCGCCAAACGAGAGGCGATGAAGGATGCCATTAAGCAATCTTTAGTTTTAATAAAAGAAGATCGCATGGAGGAGACGGAAAATCTTGTAAGAAAAGCTCTCACAGTGAGTAGGTCGGTTGATGTGGGTCAAAAATACTTCACCGACTTAAATGAAAGATGGGACCGAACCCATAACGCGGACCAAGTAGACAAGTATAAGACCCTCCTCCCCTCTCTTAATCAGTCTTTAGAGGGAGGTTTGGGCGAGAAGGAGTTAGCGATGGTCATCGCACCCCCAGGTGTGGGCAAATCTCTCTGGCTGGTGAACCAAGCGGTTGAAAGTATGATTGAGGGTCGTAAGGTTTTGTATGTCTCCTTAGAAATGTCAGAGGACAAGATCGCGCAACGATTCGATTCGGTGGTTTCCTTGATTCCACAGGGGCAGTTGAAGGACGGGGCAGCGCAACTCAAAGTATCAGAAAGGCTAAGTATTTTCCAAACTAGTTTCCCAGGAAGCAAGCTAGTTATTAAAGAGTTCCCTACGGGGACAGCGAATGTTAATAGCTTGAGAGCGTTACTGGTACAGCTTCGGAACTACGATGATTTTATTCCCGATGTTATCATTGTGGATTATTTAGAGCTACTTCGCCCTGTACGAGAAAACCAACATGAATACCAAGCTCAACAGAGAATCGCTGAGGAATTGCGAGGACTCGCTATGGAGACTAGGGTTCTATTATGGACTGCTACACAAACTAACAGGCAGGGGCGAGCCGTGAAGGTAATTACTGATGCTGAGTTAGGGGATTCTTACGGGAAGATCAGAACCTGTGATTTTGCTGTCTCTCTTAATCAATCAGAACAAGAGTTCGATGATGGTAGGATGAGGGCTTATGTGGTTAAATCCCGAAACGGAAGACCTAGATTTACAGTCCCCATGAACATTGATTATCATGTCCTCAGAATGAGTGAAGGGGAGCATTTTGACACCGAAGAAGAGTAAGCATATTTATGATATAATAAAGGCTACTCCCTCTCTTCAAATTGTTGATGGCGGTTGGGCGCAGTTTAGTATTAAAATTGTAAAGGGGCTGAAATCAGGAAAAACCAATTGTTGGGGAACTTGTGATTTTGATACCTACGAGATTCATGTGGAAGAGAAGATGGAAGATAAACCAGCGCGAGAAACTATTTTTCATGAAATCTGTCATATGTTATTAGAGTATGCAGGGTTAGGTGGAGATGGCGAGGGAGAAAATGAAGAATACATTTATGCTTCTAATGAGAAGCTGACTATAACAATGTCAAGAGCAATAATGATGTTTGCTCGATTGAACCCCGAACTAGCTAAGGAGCTATTACTATGAATAAAGCGCACAGCCTATTGGAAGCCTTAGAGGATCTCACATGGGAGAACTATGTGGAGATCGCTGACCGAGCAACACAGTTTGATAAGCATGAAATTGATGATGAGATGACGCGACAAGCTTCCGTATACTCGTATTATCAAGGACTGCTCTCAGTCGCAAAAAAGAGGTTAGATGATGCAAACCTCAATTTGACCAAGTTTAGTGCGGTATCCAGAAAGGATAAAAAAGCGGCTTCTTCGGTAAAATTAACCGCCAAAGATTTGGATGATTTTGTAATGTCTGAGCCTGAATTTGCTCTATATACCAAGAAGGTAAATGACGCACAGTTCAAATACACACTACTAAAAGGCTTGGTTTCGTCGTTGGAGCATAAGAAGGATATGCTGGTGCAGCTATCATCCAACCGACGAGCCGAGACGAATTTATACAGATAATCTAAAAATTTCGCTAACTACGACTATAATATGATAACTGCCACAACTAACCATAGGAGGTTCTAACATGGCTATTGATCTTGATGCCCTACGGGCAAAACACGCTGAACTCAGCAACACTGGTGGAAACGCCAATTCCGATTTTCTTTCTAACTTCTTGCAAGTTCAAGAAGGAACTAATGCGGTTCGCATTCTTCCTGGCAAGGATGAGGAGACTATGTTTTATGCGGAAACCAAAATTCACAGGGTTCCCGATACTCAAGGTAATGTGAAAAACTACCATTGCCGTAAGGTTCACGGTGAGGCTTGCCCCATCTGTGATGCTTATTTTGCTCTCTGGAAAACGGGACGCAAAGAGGACGAGGATACTGCTCGTCAAATTAAACCCAGAGCCCGTTACTACATGAATGTGGTAGACAGGGAGACTGGAGATGTGAAGATCCTGTCGATTGGCGTGATTCTTTTCAAGAAGATTATTGCTGCTATGCTCGATGAGGACTTTGGTGATATCACTGATGTTGATACGGGGCATGATTTCAAGATCATTAAGATCATGGAAGGGCAATGGCCTAAGTACGATCAATCTCAACCCCGTCCCAAGTCTTCGGAGGCAGGGAGTAAGGCAGAGGTTGCAGGGTGGATGGATTCCCTCCATGATATTCACTCGCTGGTAAAACAGGAGGATTATGAGGAATTTAAAACTCTCGCGCAGAGTATCTTTCCTTCACATGATGCAGGTATGACTAACCCTAAATCAGCCGAGGATGTTGCTGATGGGGATTACCTCTCAAAAATGCAAAGTTAACTTATGAAAAATATTATTATTACTCTATCCCTTACCCTTTTTATGGGTGTTGGGCTTATGTCCTGTACCTTGTTGGAAGGCGTTTTTGGTGAAAACACGGTTTTCACTACCTCAGATCAGCTTGAGGAGGGTCAACAGGGTGCTATTATCCCCTTCGACCAACTTCCTGATTCTGTGAAAGCCAAGATCCCCGAAGGGACTGCGCTTGTTATGGCAAATAAAGATCAGCTTAAGGCTGATGCTGCCTATGTCCCCGCTGGAGGAGATCTAGATGGGGATTCCATTGGAGGGATGATTGATGCTGGTTTTGGTATTGCTAGTGCTTTTATTCCTGGCCTCGCAGCGTGGGAAGGGGTGGTAACTCTTTTCAGTAAGCGTAAGCGTAAGCATTATGGTAACATGGTCAAGGCTCTTGTTCCTACGGACAAGAATATGGATTTTGGTGGGGCTATGAAAGCCTTAGGGTCTGGACTTGGTATCGCCCACTCCTCTGAGGCCACTAAGGCTGTGCATGATGAGGAACAGGCTTCCGCTTCACCCGCTGCAAATTCTAAAGCTAAAGCTTAATAATCTTTAGTTAGACAACTATAATAAGAGGATGGGTCTTGCCCCCATTCTCTTATTTTTTATACTTATAGATGACTAAGAAATTAAAGATCCTTGCTGCCCCTGCTAACGAAGGAGGGTGTGCGTACTACCGCATTATTTCTCCCATAAAAAAGCTCCAAGAACTATTCCCCGATAAGGTAGAAGTTCGCTATAACCTCAACCCTTTAGGTATTATTGAAGAGGGTGAAAATGTCGGTATGTGGCAGGATGGTTGGGAGTATGAGGATATAAAATGGGCTGATATTGTGTGGACTAATAATATTTCCAATTGGGGAGGTCCGTATACAGCCCGTCTCGTAGGCATCGCAAAAGAGTTTGGAAAATTTGTACACTATGATACCGATGATCTTCTTACTAATTTATACGAGGGACATAGGCTTTATGAGACCTATAAAGAGAAAGACTTAGAAAATATTACTAAGTTTTTATATCAACATGCTGACCTTGTTACAGTAACGCAGAGAAAGTTTGCAGAGAGAATTAAGTCTTATTGTGGGGGAGTATTA